AGCATCATGTTCAATGTCAAATGGTAAAATTGACCACGTACCAATTCGTAGCTCTTGCTTTGCCTTAATCGTGCATAAGCGATGACTTTCAAAATCCATAGCTCGTTGTGTTCCAGCAGTCATATAGCTGATTACACCATTGTCGACAAACTGCTTTGTGTACTTTGCATGATCACCATGTTCGTGTGTGATAAGACACCCTGCTATATGTCTTGTTTTATATTTGAAATGCTTTTGAACACGTTCAAATTTTATTCCTGCCTCAAGCAGTAACGTAGTACGTCCATCATTTAAGACGTAGCAGTTACCACTTGAACCAGTTGCTATTGTTTCAATTAAAATGGCTCTTCTTCGCTTTCTTTTTCTTTTGCAGGTTCTTTTATTTCTTCAAAGTCAGATACATCAATAGGTTTTTCATTTTCTAATTCTGTGTATTGTGCTTCTTCAAAAACTGGTGGTTCAAAATCCAATTGTTCTTGATTTGCATTTTCTTCAACTTCTGCATCCAATACTTCTTTGCGTTGACGTTGTTCAGATTCTTTAATTTGATTTGATAAAAGACTAGCGTCATCCGTGCTGTTTAAAATCTTTTTACATGCACGGTTTATTACAGTCTTTTTAGCCATTTCTTGAGGGAATCTTCTGTGTGTACCGTCTTCTTTAAATACACCGTTATAAACCATTTGTGATTGCTTCCACGCTTCTTCAATCTCTTCAAATGTCATGATTTCAGTGTAATTTCTACTTTCATCTTTAAATACAACTGTTGCATATGCACCGATAATGTTTTGTGTGTTTCTGTTACCAAAAGACTGTGTATGTTCAAGTTCAACAATTTTTCCGTTTTTAGTTTTATACTTAACTTCGTCACCTTCAAATATGACTTCTGCATTAATTTCTTCTGCGCCTGCTACACGTTTAGTTACTGCCATTGTTCCGTGGTAACTTCTTTGGAATTGAACCTTATCGCCATACATAATGAAATAGCCTTGATTCTTAGCAGGATTTAAACCTTGTACAACCATGTCCATTAAGGCGTTTGCTATGCTGGTTGAAGTTGCAAATTCCAGCGCTGGTTTATAACCATCTTTTTTAGATCCTTTTAATTCTTGCAGTTGTAACATTGCTGACTTCATTGCATTCTCAGGCGAATAGTTTGCAGGAAACTGTAAATCTCCTTGTGCTTCTAATGTCTTAACTCTAGATAGAACGTTGTCGCCCATTTTATTGTTTTTTAATAGTAATTCATTCGTCATTTTATATAGTCTCCATTCTTAATTTTTTATCTTGTTCATTTACTATCAATTGAATTTGTTGTGATTCTGTTTTGATAAGCTCTGTTACTGATTCAGCATTATCAATAAATATTGGCGCTGTAACTTTAAAATGTTTTGATAGTGTGTTGATGATATCTAAGCCAACATTAATTCTTGAGGCGTTATTTAAACCGCTGTCATACTCGACACCATTAACCGTTGTTGAACATGTTTCTTCTAATTCGCCGTTAACTAAGGTATTGAATAGCTTAAATTCAGCAATATCAAATTCGTTATTGATGTTTTCAGTAAGCATTTTGACTTTTGTTGTTGTAAATTCTTTTAAGATATAAAGGTCATGTGAATACTTTTCTTTTTCATCCAATAATCTGTCTTCTTCATTTCTTAATTCAGAAATAACATCATCTAGATGTTTATTTGATTTTTCGATTGATATTGACACTTCAATTTCTGATTTTTCTTGAGTAAGTTCGCTTATTTTGTCATCTATTCCTGAAACTTTATCTTGAATAGTTTTCCTGATGTTAGAGCGTTTTTGATTAATCTCATTTATCTCTAACATTACTGCTTTGTATTCGTCAGTTTGCGTAACGTCAACGTGAGTTGTTTTCAACTTATTAATTTTGTTTTGTATTCTTGCTGAACGCTCTTCTGCTTCGTTGATTTTAATTTGTAGATTATTGTTGTCATCCTCTAACTTCTCGATGATTGGCTTTATTTTCTTGCCTTCTGAAATAATGTGATTGATAGATGTTTGTATTGTTTCTAATTCTTTCGATTTGCTAGCATTGAATTTCTGCAATGCTTTTTCTCTTGCCTCATTCACTTGTTCAGCTGGTAACTGTTGACCACAACAACTACATACATTATCATCAAGATATTCAAATTTTTGATTTTTAGCTTTTTCTAAATCACTTTTTAATCCTTTATGATTTTCTAATAATTGATTACGTCGATTTTCTTCATGTGTAATTTGTTGTTTGTTTTGCTTTAATCTCGTTTTAAGGTTTGCTACCGTTCCATTTTCAACGTGTAATTCATTTGTTAAAGCATGGATTTTGTTCTCATTACTTGCGCTGTTATTGTCTTCTATGCGTTTCAATTCTGATTGTTTATCAGCTAATTGATTACGCAAATTAATTTCTTCCTTACCGTTTTGAATATCTATACGCTCATTTTCAAGTTGCTCAATTTCTTGTTTGATAATTGCGTATCTATCGTTATCGAATTCCGGTACATCCTGCTTATTTTGTTGTGTTTGGTTAATACGTATCGGAATATCTTTGATATCTTTGTTAATCTGTTTTATCTTGTCCGTAAGAATCTTTTTCTTTGTTTCAATTTCATGATCTCCAAGAATATTATTTAATTCTTTAAAATCATCATTTGTTTTAATGACATCCTCATCATTGATTGGTTTAGCAATTTCAAACAACAAACTTCTTCGCTTCTTCCAATCTAGTAAGTTAAATGCTTGAGGGTTCGTAATTAACTTGAATACATCTTCATCAATCAGTTCATCAATACGAGCTTTATAATCCTTTACTTTTATTGATTCATCATTGATATATTGTTTCTTCGTTCGACTTCGTGAGTATTCCTTGCGATTCGTTTTTTGATTTATTGTGTATTTAGGATGTGACTCTTTTTTAAAAGTCGTAATTTTTCCGTCGATTTCAAATTCTGCGAAAACAGTCGGAATTAACTCATAATTTTCTGCGTTTTTTTCGTTTAAAGGTACAGGGTTAAATGATTTGGTTGATCCGTCCAAACCTTTATCGAAAAGCAGCCATTGTAATGCGGTTGCTGTTGTAGTCTTGCCAGTCGCATTATTGCCGTATATTTTTGCATCTTTACCGTCAAAGTTAAATGTTACTTCTTTGATTCCAGCAAAGTTCGATATAGTTAACTTATTTATTTTCATATCTTTCCTCATGCTCCTTTTTTAATCTTCCGATGACCTCTTAGCACCTCGATAATTAAATTTTTTATTCGTTCATGGCTGTCTGGATTGATTTCATGTATCTGCACAAGCTTATTGTTTGTTTTGTAACTGTCGTGATAGTGCAGGAAATTAATCGATAAGTATCCGTGATGATTACGTTCAATTTCCAATAATGCTCGTTGGTTTGACAAAGTATATTCGTCGAATAACGTCTTAAAAATATTCAATATATTTCTTTCTGTGTCTCTCATGCTTATACCTACCATTTCATGACTAAGTTCATTAGTTTGTCCTGTTCATCTGTGTTATTTTCAATCCATTCATAAATACTTTGTTTCAAAATATCTAAAGCTGTGTATAGATCGTTCTCGTCAGAAACTAGTAGCCCGTCAATTGAATTTCCTTCATGATCTAAAACGACTATTTCGACACTATATGCTCGCTTCTTAACTCTTAATTGAAAATCAAAGCCATCTACATTAAATATTTTTCGACATACGTCACCCGTTTTGTAATACATTGTTTTAGTCCTCCTTGTCGTCATCTATACCGAGAATTTTTTGTGATTTACACATTTGGAGAACATTGACAATATCTTTATAACTCTTAGTGCTATCCAATAAGTAAGCAAGATCAAAAGTATGACCAATCACAGAACTTGAACCTGCTAAATAATCTCCGTCGATAACTCCTATTGATGAGAAAAGCAAAATATCAAATTTACTTTCTCCCTTAATTTCTTTCGCTAATTCATACAATTCTGCCGTTTTTTCAGATAATAAGTCTTTTATTTCTTCCTGCGTCATGTCTTTATAATTTTTAGTCATGGTTGACTTCCTCCGTTTTTCGTTTTATATTTAACTTGAATTTTATTTCTTAAATGTTTGTTACTGTTACTTGTTGGCGCAAGTAGCAGTTTTTTTATTCTTCATAAAAGTATTCCTTATAGAATATGAATGTTGCGATACTTGCGAATCCTGCAATTGACCATGCTGTAGTGAAGTATAGAAACGGCATAAGTACAATCGCTAAGACTGTGAAGCATAGTACTGCTACTAGGTAGCTTTTATAAATGTTGCTCATTTAATATCCTCCTAATACCATTTTTTATGCTTTCTGATCAAATACTCTTCCAATTTAGAAATATTAATCAGAGTGCCTGTTGGTGAATAATCAATGTATAAATTTTCTACACCTAAATTATCTTTGCGGTAATATTTCAACCAGTTGTATACTGTACTTCTACATACTCCAAACAATTGATGGATTTGTGTAGGTGTTGCGTATAACTTTTTCACAAATTTTTCTTCGCCTCTATATGTGTTTTCTGGTGTTGGTGGTACTATGATTTTTGGCATTTCTATCTTTCCTTTCGTGTATAATGTTGTTATTTGCTAATAGTTTGTTCGGCGAACTTCAAAAGGCGACGAGCAGATTCAGTAGAATTTTCAGCATCTTTCGGTATGGTTAAAGATTTGTTGTTTAGATAGTCACTCAACGCCCTGCTACTAATCACAGGTTTTCTAGTGTGCTTCTCAATCTTCCAAACCTTCCACGTCACAACTGCCATTGTGATGAGGAGGGTTGTTTTGTATAGTGCGTTCATTTGTAATTCCTCCTATTAAGTTGTTTGTTTTTCTCCTAAAAACTTGTTAACAAAGTATTGTTGTCCTTTACCTGTTACTTTTGGCGTCTTACTAATTGATGTGTGACCGTCCGAATGTGTGATTGATGTTTCTTTAATTTCGAATAACTCACGTTCCATTGAATACTGTGTAGGCATGTTATAATCCACACCCTTGCGTTTAATAAGGAATCCGTTTTGACGTAACCACTCAAACAATCTGCGTTGCCCGATGTTTATACCGTTTTGTTTAATGATCTTTGCTAACTCTCCAACTAAAATTGATGTCTTAGTAGTAGCTACTGCATCTGCAAATACAATTTTTGGTTTATCACGTTCAATCTTTGTTTCTAATTGATTGATTGTGTTGTTAGCAATTTTTAAAGCACGTTGCATAATCATTTCTGGGCTGTTCCATGCTTTTTCAACTTGGATGAAATATTGTCTTGCACGTTTACCGGGTTCACTACGTTGAATCATTGCGATTTCTTTTGCAGTGTCTAGTGTGAGTGCGTGGTCTAAATAATTAATAGCGTTACCTTGAGCTGTTACTCTTTTTTGAGTAAGAGCTGTATAATCAATATTTTCTTCAAAGCCATAATTAATCATTCTTTCAAACCAATCGTTATATCTTGTCTTAACCTCTAATGCTTGATGAAGTTCTCGACCGCTGATTGCGATTTCTCCATTTTCTTTTTCTTGTATGTTGAACATTTCGCCTATGTTCGATTTTGTTTGTAATGCTTGCATTTTATTTCTCCTTTACATTAGCGATATCAACTTGTAGTGCATCGCATATTTTTTTTACTGTGAGGAAACCGGGGTTTTTAACCTCTGTTTCGATAGATCGAATTGTCGAGTTTTGTAATTCCGTTAGCTTCGCTAGTTGATAGCGTGTTATCCCCTTTTCTTCTCTCAATTCTTTTAAGTTCAGCATCTTACCACTCCTTATTGTCCATAACGATATTTCGTTATATAATTAATCCAACCCCACTACATTGGGAGGTGATTTCCTTGCTTATGCGAGGTTTTAAATCATCCTGTGGTTTTATAGGTTAGTAAGTCTAAATTAGAACATCGTTTGTTGTGTTCCACAGTCAACCAAGAGACGTTAACTAGGGTATGCGTACTAGAAGGTAGTAACTTTTAGGACGCTAGACTTTGACGGAAAACCTAAGCACCATACAGGGCTGGGGACGATACCAGCAAAAATTGTGCTGTTAGTCGTAGTAATTAGAACCGAACAAAATTTCCGTAACACATACCTTCTACGACAAGGTGTGTGTTTTTTTATTGGAAACAAAATGTTTGTAATGCTTGCATAATATTTATGCTCCTTTCGTGTATAATTTATTTATCGCTACTGCGATGGTGGGTGGTGATAAGATTGAAAACTAACTATAACTTTAGTATCAATGTTAGAAATGCCGGTAAGTTTGAAGAAACACCATGTGAATTTGTAGATGGTAGCAAAGGTGTTCGATTAGCTTACGAAAATGGTTTGGTCGTAACAATCCACGTTAACGGCAATAATATTGATATACGTTCAAGTCACCTATTAATTTTGGTTGATGAAAACCCTTTAACTTTTGATGTTGATATGAATACAAAAAATCCTAAATAATTTTTTTACCATCAACAGTTAAAGACAATGTATTTTTATTTTGGAGATGTAAGAGGTCTATTGTCGTTAGTAATTCCTCTTCGCTCCATTTTTCTTTTTCTGCTAGTTCGATGATTTTTACTGCTATTTCATGAATCTTTTTTAAGTCTTGCATTTGTTTTCCTCCTATTAAGATGTTTGTTTTTGTTCTGTTGACATTTCGGAAACTCTATAAGTAAAAAAAATACCGCACTTATCTTGTGGCAATTCTAAAACTTCAATTACTTTTGCTAAATCGTCAACATTAATTCTAATGTGTCCGTTTTCTTTTTTTGAATAAGTTCCTGGTGTCATTCCTAATTTTTTTGCCATATCAGAAATCGAAATGCCTTTAGCAATGCGTTCAGCTTTCATTCTTTTGACGTTGAACTCATACATTTGCTCACCTCCGTTTTTTGAAGTTAACTCAATATTAAACTCAAGTTTCCTAATTGTCAACAAAAATCTCGAAAAATATTTTTTACTCTTTTAAAATGCTAGTTGTTTCCTATATGGAAAAGTGTTATTATACTATTATAAATAAAACGGAGGTAAATTTGAAATGAGAACTTCAGCAGAAATAGGTAAATTAATCAAACAACTACGAAAAGAGAATAATGTGAATTTAACTGATTTTGCAACTAAGATAGGTGTCAATAAATCTACCTTATCCCGATATGAAAACGGTAGCAGAAAAATACCTATGGAGGATATAGCTGAAATTGCCAATGCATTGAAAGTTACCCCAGAATATTTACTATTAAAAAATAGACAAACAGAAAACGAAGTACAACATCGAGCAGCTCACCTTGAAGGAGAATTGACAGATGATGAATGGCAAAGAGTTTTAGATTATGCAGATTATATAAGAAGTAAACGTAAGTAAAGGATGTATCAGATGGGATTATATGAAGAAACTTTAATACAACATGATTATATTGAAGTAAGAGAGGCTGATGTACTTCCAGATAATTTAGACGGGGTATGGTTAGGAGATCTAATTTTAATAAAGCGTGGTTTATCAGATACAGAAAAGGCAGGAATTCTCTTCGAAGAATTAGCACATAATAAACTTACATACGGTGATATAGCTGATTACTCGAAATTCAACAATCGCAAGTTCGAAAATTATGCACGTAGACATGGTTTTACTTCAGCTGTACCGATACGTGAAATTGTAGAAGCTTACAATTATGGCGTACGTAACTTGTATGAGTTGTCTGAGTATCTACAATTAAGCGAAGAATACATATTGGAGGCAATAGAACAATATAAGAAGATATACGGTATTGGAACTCACTATGGCGAGTATTCGATTACATTTGAGCCGTTGAGAGTTTTTAAATATAAAGAAATATGAGAAAAGGAGTCGTATAAAAGATGAATCAAGTTCCTAATGATAAGTTAACAGTTAAAGAGTCTTGGACTGCCGGAAAAATTCGAGGGAAGTTAAATAAAGGTCAAAAACAAGTATTTGATCGTATGTCAATTTCTGAAAAACGTGATATTATCGAAAAATTTAATAACAATATTCCTTTTGAAGTAGAAGAAATCGAAAGAAATCAGGAAACAAAATACAAAATTATCGAAAAAACTTTAAATAAACGCGAACTAAATACAATGTCTGAGAGCGGTAAAGATATGTTGTTAAAAAATAAAGTTGGTCAATTTATAGACAGCTTTTCAACACGTTTCAGTAGTTCGTTTTCTAATCCTAACAACGCAGGTCAGATGTTTACTTACGAAATGATAAATCAAAATTTCGTCTTAATAGAGATGTTAGACGAACATCTTAAAAATGAAAACAAAATCATAGAACAAAACAATGAAATCATAAATTTATTAAAACAAATTGCAAATAAAGGGGTATAAAACATGAAAAGATTATTAAGTTTATTATTAGCGAGCGCATTAATATTAAGTGCATGCGGTAGCAACGACGGCGATAAGAAAGGGGAAAGCAAGAAAACGGAAAAATATTAAGAGAATATACCAAATCAATTAATAAGACGGAATAAATAGGTATCCTTGTATTCAGATTTGATTTTTAACATAATTTGTTCATAAATTTTTAATTTAAGTTCTTGTTCATCGTCATAAATATCAAATTCACTACTATAATTTTCAACTGATTCTTTTATATAAGCTATTTCTGCGTCAGTAAATTTTACACACATTTCATCACCTACTTTTTATTTTATTATATCACATTTAGTACCTAGTACTAAAATCACGGGTAGCCCGCCTACCCTTATTATTTTTTGCCAATTTTGAGGAGGGATGTAAAATGTGGTTTGAAAAATTTAAAAATAAGAACAATGAAACGAAGTATAGATACTACGAGAAATACAAAGATCCGTATACAGATAAATGGAAACGTGTAAGTGTTGTCTTGAATAAGAATACAAAGCAATCGCAAAAAGAGGCAATGTTTCGTTTAGAAGAAAAAATAAAAGAAAAACTAAACAACAAGTCGTCAAGCGAATTAAAAACTTTGACTTTTCACGCGTTATTAGATGAATGGCTTGAATATCATATAAAAACATCTGGCTTTAAAGTAACGACGCTTGATAATTTGAAAACAAGAATCAAAAACATCAAAAAGAACAGTTCTCAAAATTTACTTTTAAACAAAATTGATACAAAGTACATGCAAACATTTATTAACGAATTATCAAACGTATATTCTGCAAATCAGGTAAAGCGTCAACTTGGACATATGAAAGAAGCTATTAAATACGCCGTTAAATTTTACAATTATCCAAACGAACACATATTAAATAGCGTCACACTACCAAAGAAGAGTAAGACGATAGAAGATATAGAAAAAGAAGAAGCGAAAATGTACAACTATTTAGAGATGGAACAGGTAATACAGATACGCGATTTTATACTGAACGATAATAACATGCAGTATAGAGCTCGTATTTTAGTTGCTGGGGCTGTAGAAGTTCAAGCTTTAACAGGTATGCGCATAGGTGAGTTATTAGCTCTCCAAGTTAAAGATGTTGACCTCAAAAATAAAACGATCGCTATTAATGGCACTATTCACAGAATCAAATGTAATGCTGGATTTGGTCACAAAGATACTACGAAGACCGCAGGTTCAAAAAGAAAAATCGCCATCAATTCAAGGATAGCAAATGTATTGAAAAAAATAATGTTAGAAAATAAAAAGATGCAACAATGGGAACCAAGCTATGTTGATAGAGGGTTTATATTCACAACTTGCCAAGGAAATCCTATGCAAGGCAGTAGGATAAACAAACGATTGTCCTCAGCTGCAGAATCATTAAATATAAATAAAAAAGTTACTACTCACACACTAAGGCATACACACATAAGTTTATTGGCGGAAATGAATATATCGTTAAAAGCAATTATGAAAAGAGTAGGACATAGAGATGAAAAAACGACTATAAAGGTGTATACACATGTAACAGAGAAAATGGACAGAGAGTTAGAGCAAAAATTAGAAAAACTTGTGTACTAA